ATCTGCCCGCGCGACCGTCCAGTTCTCCTCCTCCGTCCACGCGTTCTTGCGTTTTGCCGGCGGCGGGAGACGGATGGCGTATGATGATCGCTCATCCGGCTCCGGCTCGACCCACTCGGGTGCGGCGGTCTCGTAGGTCTGTGAGGGGGCGACGTCCGCCATATCTGCGTCCTGCTCATCCTGCCCCACCTCGCAGGCCTCCCGCAGCCGGGCGACATCGCGCATCGCGTAACAGGCGTCCTTGACCGGGCAGATGATATCGGGGTTGTCGAGGTGCGGGCACATCCCGTCGCCGTACGGGTAGGTGCACGGGTAGGCGTCCGCCACGTGCTCCGTCTGCTCGTCATAGTGCACGCACGGGCCAGAGGTCTGCGGCCGGACGATCTCTGTCTGCCGAGTCGAGAGCCCGAGCAGGGTAGCGACCTCGTCGACGTCGGCGATGACGACGACCATCACGACCGCCTCCGGAACGAGCGCTTAATACCGTCGAGGAGCTCGTCGACACCCCGCATCGGATATCGCGAAATGTCCCCCTCGGCGTTGGGGAAGATCTCCCAATACGGCGCCCCGTAGTGGCCGAGGTTGTCGTAGCAGTCGAGATATACCGATATTTCCTTCCCGCGCGCGTTTCTGACACGGAACCGGACGACGGCCCCCCCAAATGGGGGGATAATCTTCACCTCCCACGACGCTGGGAACTTGATGAAGGGGATCTCCTTGTACCACCGATCGTACTCCATCTCCTTCTCGATGAGCATCTGTGCGGTGAGGAGGGGGAAGGGGTCATTTTCAGGTCTCATCTCTGCCCCGCCTCCATGCATACCTTGCATAACGTTCTACTCATGAAGAGCCGGGAGAGTTTGGCTTGGCTCTGCGGCACGGCCTCGCCACACTCTGCGCAGATGCCGAACCCCTCCTGTGGTGCAGTTTTGATGTCTGGCGGTGTAGTGGACGCGGAGGCCTCCGGGGTCGGTGGCGCACTCGGCGCGGGATCTGGTGCAGTCGCCGGTGGTTTGATGCACTGTGCGACGGCCGCCGCCGCTTGCTCTGCCGCTGTAGGGGCCGGACCCATCACCGGGGCCGGGGCAGCCACAGGTGGCGCGACCTTCGCAGGCTCCTTGACCGGGGCAGGTGCGTCCTGCGCCACCGGCCGCGCCTCCTCGGTCTGGACGAGCCGGGAGACATACGCCCGGATCAGGGGTGCCGTGGTCTCGTCGGCAGAGTTCGCGACACCGAGCAACTGTCCGCAGGCAAACGCGAAGATGTCCCGCGCCTCGTCGGGGTTCGCGGCCTCGCCGGAGACCGTGAGCGCGATCGACTCGTTGTTGCCGATGTTGACGAGCGCCGACCAGGAGACGGATTTGGAGGAGGTCATTCTGTCGCCTCCTTCTGCGCGTTCCACCACTCCGAGAAATGCTCGATACAGAGCACCCGGTCGGTGTGCGGCTTGGTCTTCTCCCGGATATCCTCCGGCACCGGGATCCCGCAGACCTCGCAGGCCGTCGGGCTCGCCGGCGGCACCTCGGAGACGTAGCGCGGCTCCGGTCGGTCGCCGGTATCGATCTCTTCGGGAGAGTAGAGCCCGGAGATGCTAAACGCCCTGCGGAGCGCGTGCGCCTCGGCAACCTTGACGATCATGGTTTTCGGCTTGGTCTGCCAGAGATTCTTGCCGGTCGAATACTCCGAGAGCGACACCTCGACCTCGAACGGTCTGCTCATGTCCTTCCGATAGACGCGGCACCAGCCAACGAGATCGTCCTCGTCCTTGCGGGTCCCGGATTCCATGCCGTCAAATTTGCCGCTCCGGTGGGCAATTGCCAGGAACCCGTCCCTGCCGCAGAAGATCGCGGCGGGGTTGTTGCCGTACTTGACCGCCCAGATCTGTTTCGCGAACGGGTCGAGCTGATAGGTCTTGGCGAGCTGCATCAGGAGCAGGAACTCGTTGTCAGTGCAGTTCCGGGCGCACATGTCCCGGACGAGCTGGACCTGCTGCGGGTTATACTGCGCCGGAATGATGCCAGCACCGCCGGTCGCGGCCGGTAGATCGGACATCAGTCCACCCCCACGGGGAGTACCGCGACGCAGCCGATCTGCCGGTCGCCGAACCGCGCCTCGCCGTCGAGCCCGATCAGGAGCAGGTGCACGTGCTCGGGATCTGGCGCGAAGATGCTCCCGATCTCGACGTCATCGTAGCCGCAGGCCTGGAGCGCCTCCAGCGCCCGGATCACCGTCTCGATCCGATACTCGCCGACATGGTGCGGGGTGTCGCCTTCCTCGAAGGCGGCGACGTAAAACGCTCCTGCCGGGGTGTCGCTGTCGGAGAACGTGCCGCAGGGGAGTGCGGGGATCATTCTCCCACCTCCATCATCCTCTGCGCAGGGTAATTCGCGGCGAGCGACCGGGACGCAACCGCGACGAACCGATCCCCTCTGGTGTCGATCATGAGGAGGAGGGCCTGCTCCGGCACCTCGTCACCGTAGGCCGCGAGCACGAAGCGACGCATCCCGATCTTCTCAGCGAGTGAGACGGCCTCGCGGAGATGCCGCATAGAGTAGCAGCCGATAAACTCCGGGGCGTCGACAGGCACGGTTCCGGCGATAACCCCCATGCCTACGGTATCGTCTGCGTTTGCAACGACTCCCGTTAGGACGGCATCACCTATCAGATATCTCGGCCCCGTGGTACCTCTGAGGGGTTCCGCGAGCAGAGGGGTGAGGATACTAAAATTAGGGGCGCTCATTCTCCCGCCTCCGGTCGCTCGTACTCAACCGTCGCACCGAGATCCTTGACCGCGACCTCACAGCAGTCGTCGAACGTCCCCTTGCCCAGCAGGGCCTCGGCCTTGCCGATCGCGACAGTGGAGCACCGGACGAACGCCTCCGCGCCGAATCGGGCAAAGAACCGCTCCGGGATCACTGTTCGCGTCTTGCGGGTGCGGACCTTGAGCCGGAACGACCCCTGCTTGGTGATCCCCGCCGCCTTCGCCTGCTCGATGCACTGCCGGCGCTCCTCCTCGCAGCGCTCGATCCGGCGCTTGAGGTCGATGACATCCGGCCGCTCGTCGAACTCCTGCTGTAGGGCGGCGAGCGCCTCCCGGTGTTCATCGGCCCGGATCCGGGCCATGAACGCCCGCTCCAGGAGATTCTCATCGGCGGGCATCAGTCCACCACCACCAGGATAGTAGCGGGGCCGAGGTCGAACGTGGTGTGAGTGTCCCCCTGCCCCGAGCGCACACGCAAATAATACAGATCCTCCACGCCGACGAGGTGCCGGGTCACGCCTTCCCGGGTCGCCAGCTCTGCGACCAGGTCGCGCGTGGAGACGGCCTTGAGGTCGGACATCAGCACCGCCCCCACTCGGCCTGCATCTCCTCCAGCACGGAGGCGGGGAGGTCCTCGACGTACCGCACCCGGTGGACGCGGCACCGCTCACCCAGGGCCTCGGCTCGCTCTTCGCGCATCGCGTCCGCGCAGTCTCGGCAGATCTCGTCGCTGCTCGCGGTCGGTGCGCCGCAGGAGCGGCAGGCGATCATGCGATCCGCGCGCCCCGGGAGCCCTGCCTCGCTCGGCAGGTGCTCGCGATCCGAAATGATAATGCTCTCGAAAACGGTACTCTGGTTAACGCCCGCGGGGATCTGATGGTTGGCACCTCCGAAATCCCGGGCGTTATCTGGGTTCATGCAGTTTGTTTGCATGGTTTCTCATCCATATAGACGATTTTTCCGTCTCGCTCTGCTCGGTTCAGGAGCGCGACCCAGAACGGATTGCCCTCCTTCCTGACGGCCTCGACCGCCCATCGGCATGTCTCGATCATAGGTCTGCTCCCTTGAGGAGTTCCGTTGCCGCGAGGTCGATGCATCGCATCACGGCGTCCTGCTCGTTCTTCGCGTATCCGGAACTGACCATTCTCTCAATGACCCTCTTTCGTCGCGGGTTCATAGTGATCAGTTTCTTATGCTGCATGTCTCTGTGACTCCTCTATACATGCATATGGTTGCAGTGTATATATATTTTTGTAAACTGATTCGGCCCTTCGTAAACAAAAGAACAGATAATCTGTTGTTCTAACAACAATAAGGCACCAAAACAACACCGTTTGGTATATTGGTGCAGGGATCGACACCTCAAAAACATATATACGTAATCGCGCGGAACCTAACCGGCATGGCAGAGAATGGGGCATCTGTCCCTGTCCAGATCCGGTTTCCCCCGGAAGTCGTCCGCAGGATCGACATGAAAATCAATTCGGGCGAGTTTTCTAGCCGTGCGGATTACGTGCGGTATGTGGTTACAAAATCGTTTGAGGATATAGATGAGGTGGATCACCTGAAGGTCGCTCTCTATGAGCTGCTTACGAGCGGGGTAGCGGATGACGTGCTCCGTGAGCAGATCCGGAAAATAAACCATCAAACCACAGTGACAATTGGTGCTGTAGTCTCTCAAAAGAGGATCGGCGGGGGGCCAGCAGGATCACCGCGACCCGGCCCGAGTCACTTCGATCTTCAGTTTGGCTTTCATCCCTCACTCCTCTACCAGCAGGTGAGCGTTTTTTGTGCCCCTGCCGGACGATCTGTTTCGATGTTCGACGTTCTGACGTAGCCGGAGAGCCCATCGCATGACACCCATACTGATGAGCCATGATCCTCCCCGACCCGGACCTCCGTTATTGGCCGGATCAACCGCACCACCTGACCGCGTTTGTAGGGCATATTTCACTCCTCTACCATCTCAGGGCGTTTTTCGACGCGGGTTGCCATGATGAGCGCCAGCAGGCAGATCAGCAGGCTCGAGACGAGCGCCCAGAACAATGCGCTGACCGCCTCTGCGGGGTACCACCCCCATGACTGATCAA